CGGCGGTGTAATTCGTTCTTTCCTGATATGCGTGAGCCTTTTGATCTATCAGAGGGACGCCAGCGACACCCCTTCATGTTCATTTGCTCAGCTAGTGACGGACCAGTATCACCACGATTATGCCACAGAGAGGAGTCAAGTACTCCATAACGTATAGTTCCATCTTTAGCTTCAGCTTCTAGGATCATATCAGCTAGGTCTGTAGCCGTGACCTTAGAGCAGTATAGCTCCCTGTAAACTATGAGTTGCTCTGACGGGGTTACTGCTAACCATACAACCCCAGTGAATGAACCGTAACCGTAGTCACACGCTCTGAACTTAGTCCACGAGTCGGGTATCTCAAAAGGTTCAACAACATGTATATTCCTGTTAAACTCAGGAAACGCTGCACCTTCGTTAACGTCCCAGTTACCCTCAAGTAGTTGTTTCTTTTGGTGCTCAGGTAACGACAGAAGCATTGCTTCGTAGTCGCCACTCTCAGCTAGGTGAGGGTTATCAAATAGACTAGCAGGTATAAACCTACGCTTAAACAGTGGCTCACCAGATCTACTGTGACCTTGAGGGTAAGTTAGAGTTTCACCTGTCTCAATGTCTGTAGCCCAGAAAGGGGTGTTAGCCGGGGCAGGGTCAATAAACATCTTCTTAACCCAAGAGTGACCGGGACCACCAGGGTTGGTTGTAGCCCTCATGTAGAGGCCTAACTCCTTAGAACTACTACGTAATCGAGATCTCATGTAGTTCCACCCGTAAGGTGATTGCCATTGAGTAAGCTCATCGAATGCTACGTAGTTAAACGCCTGCCCTTGGTAGCGCATAACGTCTGTGTCTTTGTCGAGGTAGGACATCCAAAGACGTCCCCCTCTGGGAGTGGTCCACTGAGATTTACGTTCTGACCACTTTATACCGGGTATTGCTTTAGGGTACAGGTCTTGGCTTTTCTGTATTAGTTCCCTAAGTTCTTCTGTTGTGTGACGTACAAGCAGGCCACTAAAGTCTGGGTTGTTCAAATCACGTAGTGGATCTGCTAGCGTGGCGTAGCTCTTACCTCCACCAGCTGCCCCACCATATAGTACTTCTCTCTCACTAGACGCTAGATATTGTGTCTGTGGGCCTGGGTTAGGCTGAAATACTACCTCTTGTGCAGCTATTGGGTCAAACTCTGCAGGCTTAACCTGTGCTGGAACTGTTGTCTTGCTCGTCTTCTTCTTCGTAGGTGTAGTAGCCGAGCCTTTCTTTTTCGAGGATCTCGTACTGCCTGAGCGCTTTTTCGAGCCGCTGGGCAAGCTTGCGTTTAATTGAAGCAAGTGACTTACGTTTTCGTTCGACATCTATACGCTTTTTCAACCCCATATGTGAGATATACCTGCCTGACTGTGTTGATAGCCAAGCACTGACTTCCCTGTAACTATACTGCTTTAGGTGCTTCTTTGCAAGTACTAAAAGCTCTAATTCTTTAGTTATAGGTTTTAGCCAGTCCTCATCATCTGGGTCTATCTCGTAACCAAACGGAACTTGAGGCGATAATCGTGGGATTCTCTCCCATCTTTTTACTTTAAAGTCAGGCTTAGGCAACATCCAGTAGCCTATGCTCTCACGTTCTTTCGTCTTAGTCAGTCGTTGCATCTTGCTCTTTAGGTGGTAAAATGAACAAACCACCTGAGGCTTGCACTTCTACTCGCTCTGTCTTTACAATACCTGCACGATCAAGTACTTCTTTAGCTGCAGACATCTTCTCTTTTACGCCAAGCTCTGTAGGATCTACAAGAGCCTGACCAAAAGCTACAGCTGCCTTAGGACCAATACGTGCCATGTACGTCTTAGTGCCATCAAAGATCTCATCCTTAAGAGAATCAATGATAAGTCTTGTAGGCGTGTTATCACTGTAGCCAGCAAGTTTCTTAGCTTTCACTACGTCACCGCCAGCCTCATCGAAGAGTACCTCTAAGAACTTAACTTGATTCTCTGTAAGTTGTCGTGCCATTACACTACTTTCTTATGTTTGACTATCTGTACCGTAGAACCGTTGTTTAATTTCACCACGGGTAATACCGATGTCTTTTAGTTGTTGGTCACTCATATTGTTAAGTAACCAGAAGTCAGCTCTCATCTGCTGTGCTTTTGCAAGTGAAGTACCAATAGAGGCAAGGAACTTAGTTACTGCTTTAAAGGTACGTTTGATAGAGGTAGTTACTGCGATTTTAAGTTGGCTTGGGTAGTCGTATGTTAAGTACATTAGTGTAGTCTCCTGTGTTATGCCTTTATTGGCAACTACAGTTATACTACATTATGGTGCTAATTAGAACTGCTATGTTGGAATACCCGCTAACCAACAGGAACAAAGGTCTCTGTTACAGTAAGAATGGTGTCAATATGTCCAGCGCTTACTGGGGTTACTTGTATCTTGTCACCCGGCTGAAGTACTAAGTCTATGTTAATAAATGTAGTGTTATCGCCTGCTCCTAGACTCTTACCAGATAAGAAGTGTGAAGTGTAGTCATCTGCAGCTACGTACCACTCAACGTCTATAGAGTTAGTACTACCTCCACCGTTTACTATATGTACAAAGGTAAGCTCTGCTACACAGTTAGCTGGACACGTATATACTACCTCTGTAGTAGTGCCACTATTGTGACCATACACAGAACGCATACGTGAGGCTTTACCTTGGTTGAATAAACTCATTTCTTTTTAGTAGCCTTCTTAACTGTCTTAACTACCCAAGCCTCATTTACATCAGGAGTATCGGGGTTGTCAGCAATGAAATGTCCATTTTCATCACGTGCTCGTACCACTTCCAGATCCTCATCTTTAGCCTCTACCTTTTTAGCTTTCTTCTTAGCTGGTTTAGTTTTAGGGGCAGGAGAAGCTTCAGCTATACGACAGATCTCATTTACGTTAGCGTCCTTACTTTGTACGTTACCATAATTATCTTCACCAGCTGACTGATTACCCATAGAGTCCCACACGTAGCCGTGCTCATCTACACGATAACCTGCAGCCTCAAGAGCTTCTTGGTATTTGTGATAATACTTCATTAGTTGCTACTCTTAACGGGACGCTCTGCAGGATTAGATGCACCACACATACCACCCTTGTTGTAACCCATCTTCTTAGTCATACCACCCTTCATGTAGCCCATCTTCTTAGCTACTTCAGGTGCTTCTTTCTTAAGTGCTTTCATGCCTTTGTTCATCATAGTATTATTCCTCTTCCATCATAATTGAATCTTTACAGTCCCAACCTTGGCAGGACTTCTCTTGGCTACATACAAACTCAAATTTAGTACACGCACCTAAGCCTGACTCAATGTTTAACGACTTCAAAGTACGAGCACGGTTGTCAAAGTAATCACAGTTACTACAGGTCTTTAGCTTAGCCATCTTTGTAGTTTTATCCCAAGCTTTACCTAGTTCCTCTGCAGAAGAACCATACATCCAGTAGGTCTCTGCACGGTCACGGTTCTTAGGGTCTACCTCTGGTGGCTCCCCTAGCATTAAACTCATACCCATCATCATAGTATCACTTTCTGTACTTGGCTGTCTTCTTAGCTATCTTCTTTGGCTGAGCTACAAATTGTTTACCTGCCTTAGTACCTTTACGCTTGGCAGCACTTGTAGCTTTATACTCAGCAGGGGTTAAGGCATCTCTAGCTTTCTTAGGGAGGTAACGCTCACCTGTAGCTTTCTTACCTTGAGTAGAGGGCTTACCTGACTTAGTACCCCACTTCTCATCGCCCCACTTCTTAAGTGATTTCTGTGGTGCTTTCATTACGACTTATAGCCTCCACCCTTAGCTTTGTACTGCTTAGCTACCATCTGAGCCTTACGTGCTGACCACTGTCCAGGCTTACCGCCCTTACTACCAGCTTTTACTTTAGCTACGAGGTTCTTACGCATAGTTACCTGCAGCATTAACTGTTGACTTAGACTTAGCCATTAGGCTTCCTCTCCCATCTTAACGCATGAGCCTTTAGTGTAAGAACCCATCCTAATGTAATAGTTAGACACCTCAGCAACTTCTTCTCTGCACTTACTTTCGTAGTTGTACATGCGCTGGGTGTTAACGAACACCTCACACGAAGATACACTAGGGTTATTACAAACCATTACTATAGCTAACCACACCCTACCAAGCCTTACATGACCAGTAACGTGCAGTGAACTTATCTGTAGCTGTATCACAACTGTGTCTAGCTCTGAAGTTCTTACGGCGCTCTGGGTTGTCCTTCTTGATAGACATGTTAGGGTCACCGAACCGTACAACCTTTACTTGGTCACCCTTCTTAGCCAAGACAGCACTCTTCTTAGACCCACCTGGAGTCTTCTTAGGTTTGTTGTACCCAGGGTATGTCTCACCCCGGTACTTCAACTTACCACTAGGTAAACGCTCTACGTCTTTAGTTGTCGCCATATCTACATCAACTCAAAATGAGGGCCATCAATAAAGGGTCTGCGCCCTTGACTACGGCGTAAATCTACGTATGCCATCATAGCATCCTCAGCCGTACCTTCATAAGTACGGATGTC